CCGCTCATCAAACGTGTCAACCGTCACAAGACGACCTCGTCTAAATCTGAAAGGAAAAGCCGCTGCCTGCACGCTTACATTCTTTCACGATTCCTGCCAATTGCGCCCTACAACGTGAAGTTACTTACGATTGCAGGGCAACTGCGGCAGCCCAAGCCTCAGCCTCACGAATTAAATCCTCTGGATTGACCCCTACGGCGTTTGCTGCGTGTTCGATGGGGACTAGACCTAAAACTACTTGGAGGGCCGCATATGCCCCTACAGGGGGCAATGGGGAGCCGTAGGCGTGGCGGTTGACTGCTCGCTGGTAACGGGCCTGAACCTCACCAATGTCAAGAGTCATACGTCATCCGCCAAATCGCCGCTCAACAACCAAACGTCGACAAAAACCTCATCAATTTCAAAATCTTCATAAATTTTAGTAGCAACTACAAGCGACCCAGAATCCCTAGGTGCAGCCAACTTCCCCAACGGAGGAAGAAAAAGCGCGTCGCCCGCCTCATTTACCGCAAAAGCAAGCGACCCTACAGAAAAAAGGTCAAACAAAAACTCAACACGGTCACCCAAAGAACCCACCCCGCCAGCAACCGTCACCTCAACCAAAGGATTCGACGGCCCCTCCGAAATATCAGAAGAAACCAACAACAACCCGCCAACATCACCAGAAGTCATCTCATAAGCCTGAACCTCAGGGTCCTCACCATAAGAAGCAGTCCGCTCAAACAACTGAACACCAGACCCGCCACCAAACGGAATCCACTCACCCTCAACAAACTGAAAACTCAAATTTGTATTAGTCTCAAAAATCAACGTCCCCTCAGCAACCTCAATAGGACGACTAGTCGAAGTGCAAGAAATCGTCGACAAAAACGAAACCGACTCCGCATTCTTCACCACACCCAAAACAACCAAATCGTTCGTTTTGTCTTCAACAAACTCGCACGCCACACGATCCCCAACCACAGGCAACACAGGGCCAACAACAGCCAACGGGCCAAATTGAAACCCACGATTCAAACGGGCAATTTCAACCCACACCCTGTTCAAATTTGTGTCCACGCGTCGCACAACACCGAAGTAGATCCCGTTTGTCGATACGGGGGTCGATGCACTTTTGGCTCTAGCGAAGTAGGTGCTCACAGTAAAACCTTACCTTTGCTGTTCACGTGGTTCAGGCTTTACGGGTGTGCGCACTGAAACACCAACGGGAGTCTGGTCACCGTAAATGTAGGCGACGTCCGTAACAAGGTATTTGCCGTTGAAGTTGTTGATGCCTGTAAAATCGACGGACATGCCGGGCCGAATGTTGATGGCATTGGTGCGCTCAATCAAAAATTTGATTTCCGCGGCTTTTACGTCATCTTCTGACGTTCGACACTGCGGGATTTCAATCAGCGGGTATGGTTCCGCCGGGTTAAACGACGGGTAGTTCAACGGGATGTTGGCCCACTTTCCCAGCAGCCATTCTTCGCTAGCGAAGTACAAAGTGTTTTCTGATTCAAAAATGGCAAACTGTGCTTCCGAAGCGTTTTTTGTAAGAACGGTCCACACGGAGTCGGCTTTGCCTTCGTTACTTGATTGTGATTGGACGGCTTGAGTGCCGGTTGGTTGCCCTACGAAGTTGAGACCGAATTGTGCTGCGACTGTGCGGGCGTAGTCGGTTGCTGTGCCGCCGCCGTAAGCGTTGGGGTTTTTGTCGCGTTTCATGCGTTGAATTGCTTTTGTGCGGGCATCAATTTTGATTTTTGGGGCCGTGCCTTCTCCTTGAGAGATGTCGACGGCAGCAATTTCAAATTCTTTGCCTGCGATGGTGACGTCGCGTCGCACTTGAAAGTAGTTGGCGTTCGTCATTGCGAAATCTTGATCCCAGATTTCGAAAGACACTTCTGATACGGAGTCTAGGGTCCATGAGAAGTCAAGGCTGATGAGTGCGTCTAGGACGCGTTGCATCCCTTTGCCGCCAAGTTCACCAATGAAAAAATCAAAAAACATTGTTCTCAAATCCAAATTTAACTTTAAGTGAAAGGTCGTCGAGGACTTTACGGACCGACAGGCCCCTGCGGACCAAAGTTGATAGGGGGCAAGCCCGCGTTTAGCCTTCCTTGATTGATTCTTTCCTGAGCATTACGGGGAGGCACTGCATTTGGCAAAATGGCTTGTGGCTTTGCTGGCCCAGCAGGAGGATTTGTGCCGACGGTAGACGCACGTATGGGTTCATCAAAATAAACGATAGGGGGCAAAGCAACGGTTGGAATCCAAGGATTCCGGTCCTCCGTCAAAGTCAAAGAAACATTTGCCTGACGCGCCTTGTTCGCCAATGTGCGCTGAACAATATCAATAGACAAATCTGTCATGCGCCACCAAGCCCAATTGGCACCAGCCCAACGCACAGTGGGAAAAGACGGCTTCGACAAAAAAGAATCCATGCCGCCGACAAGCAAACGACCCGGCAACAATGCCATCCCGCGCAACTTATCCAACTCTTTCTCAATAGGAAACGAACCGCGACTTTCCACGTCCGCAACCCGAAACTGCATAGATGCAGTCATCAATTGCGGCGCTGTACGATCAATTATCGGAAACGCACCCGGCCTGTTGATTTGAGCATACGTGTTTGCAATCGAACCGTAAGAAACCTCTTTAGGGGCAAACGGAAAATTAAACGTCAAATTCCCAAGCGGTGAAAAGAAAAACAGTTGAGCGCTCACCGACGCCCTTTTTCTTTCAGCCAAACCGTAAATCAGATCGTTGTAAAGGCGAGGTGGTGGCGTGGTCTTTGTTTTTGTTGGCGAGTTGGCGGGCATCAGCGGCGTTCCCTCATGTTGCGGTCACGCTCATCAATACGTGACATGACTGCTGCGGCAATAGCGTTCGGATCCTGTCCCTGTGCAGCGTTGACCGTAATGTTGTAAGCGGTTGACCCGGATCCGCCCACAGCGATCGCTGCTGCCGGGATTGGGGCAATAGTGTCCCCAACCGGGGTTTGTCCGGGGACAACATGAAGGTGCCTTGCCCCTCCAACACCATGGAATTCTGCAAAACCACCCGTTTGATTTACCATTGTTGCGTAAGCACCAAGGTTTTGACCAATAAGGTCGTAGGCGTTGCCTGTAACATGATCGGAGTTAATCGATCCGAGGTTTGTGTTTCGCCAAGCGGATGTGACGGTTCGCTTGCCAGCAAATTGGTTGTCGTAAAAGTTGTGACGCCCCATGGTGCGTGCAAGGCGACTAGTTGGTGTGTCGGGAGCCGTGGGGGGCGTGTTCGGGTTGTTCAACAGTGCCTCCCTGACACCGTTATACACAGCGCTATTAATTCCGTTAGTGAAACTGTCCGGAGGCAACTCAAACCAGCCCGGTGCCTGATGCCACCAGTAAGGGGCCTCCTTTTGATCTGCAACCACCTCGTTGAGTTTGTCGTACATTTCTTGAGCGCCTTCAGACATGCTCGCTTTAATAGCAGCAGCAGCGTCATCCTGCGCCGCTAAACCCTGAGCATCAAATGGCGTCCCCTCAGGAAAAATTGATTGCAAAGTTGCGCCAATGGTTCCTTCAATTACTTTGGCGGCTTCCTCCCCCTGCAACGCTTGCCCTGTTTCCGGATTTAAACCGGCACCAAAAGCCGTTAAAAACTGGACCTGCCTTCCCAACAGCGCTCTTTGTTCTTCAGTTCCCGCTTTACCGGCAAGAACCTGTTCGATCATTCCGCGATCCCCCATGCTCATGCCAACATTGTTCATGGTGGCAAGAGATGTGGTGAAGTTGGCTCCAAGCACACTCGCCATTCCTTCAGAAGTTTCTGCAACAAACTGTTGGATACCAGTCTGCTGAGGAGCGTTCTCAAATGGGCCGCCCGGTTGCGAATACGCATGCCCATTTGGGCCAAAAGCATCCTCAAGCCACTGAAGCGCCGCAACCGGGTCCGCTTCCTTCCAAAGAAGAACACCCCTCAAAATGTCTTGAGAAATCACATTAAGTTCTTCCTCCGTCCCACCACCACCCAATTGACGGAACGCTTCACCAGCCTGAGTTACTAAATTTTGACCTTCCAAAACTTGAGAACGTGCACCAAAAATACGTTCAATGTTAAGCGCATAAATTTCACGAATCGCAGCGTTAACCTCTTCAGCACTTTTCACAGACGCCAAACCAAGTTGCTCAAGCGCACCCGTCAAACTTTGAGCACCGTCATACAAATCGGTGCCAGTCGTAATAGCCAACTGCCCAATTTGCTCCTCAGTCAAACCAGTAATTTCAGTCAAACCCTTAAGTTTGCGACCCAACTCCCCTTCGGCAATTGAACGAACTTCCATCGCTTCAGTTGTTGCCTCAATTTTTTCATCAATAAAAGTTGACTCGTAACGTTCAGAAAACGCCCTAGCAGTCTCTTGAGAAATTTTTCCTTCCCGCAACATCTGATTCGCTAGGTTGCGGCGCTCCTCCTCATTTTTGCCGGTGAACTGTGCTTGATTCGATGTAAGTTCCTCAAGACTTTGATTCAACTTGTCGAACTCTTTGCGTGCCGCCTCAACTCCACCAATCAAACCGGCGCGCCCGGCACGAGACACACCAGTCGTCACGGTTTCACGTGCACGGTCGGCGGTGAGGTCACGCATGTGTGCATCGTTCCAGAACGCCGCAACCTGACCAAAAAGTGGAATGGCGGCTACTGCGTCCTTCCACAACGCATCGTTTGATCCGATTTGCCCAATTCCGGCTTGCCGCACACCACCCATCGTGGCGCCATACGCCAAACCAGCGGCACCACCAATGCCCGCCCCAAGGGCAGTTCCAACACCGGGAACCACCGAACCAACCAATGCCCCCGCTGCTGCCCCACCCATCGCCCCAGCAAGACCACCCTTGATGGCGTTGTCGGAAGTTGTTGCTGTTCCAAGGCCACTAACTGCCAAACCGGCCATCGGATTAATAAATGAAGCGACACCACCCGCCGCCATAAATGCGGCGTTGTCACCGCCGGTATCGCCAAGACCAAGCATTGCAAGTTGACCACCAATTGCAAGTGGGGCGGCACCAGTAAATCCCATACCAGCCCCACGACCGAAAATTCCAGCCGTTTGACTATTTAAAGGAATTCTTGAACGTTGCCCAGTAGCCACGTTGTTGAACGCATTTGCTGCTTGCATCTGTTGCATTCTGAGGGCATGAGGGGAAACGCTTCCTCTCCCTCCATAAAGGTTGCGTATACCTCTTCCGGCGCCCGCCATCATGCCGCCCTTCTTCCCTTTTTTATCTGCCCGCAGTGAACTTAAAACTGCGACTCCACCAAGAGTGGCAACACTGGCATAATTAGAGAGCAACCCGCCAACCGTATCCCCAACTGTTTGGCTTGCGCTTTGAGGTTGATCCGAAGGTTGCTGCCCGCCCAAACTCAAAAGCCAACTCATGCCCTCAAAAAGAAACCCTAAACGTTCAAAAATGCGCAAAACTGATGTGATCGTTGGAACCGCCCCTTGCCAAGCGTCTTTAATCATTTCGATGGCTGAACGCAGCGTCTCAAAAGCACCTGCTAACGCGTCACCAAAATCAATGAACTCGTCACGATTCTCAACAAGATATGTCCGCAAATCGCGAAACGAATCTCCAAACCCCTGCGAAATAGTTTTTACGACAGGACCCAAAGCGTCAGTAACAATTTTTCCTGCCTCGCTAAAACTTTCCAAACTGGACTTCATCTTGTAAAAAAGTTCCATCGTAAACTGAATGGCACTCTTGATCCCGTCAAGCATGCCACCACTCTGAGGAAGATACTTATCCACAATATTTGCTGTGAAATCGGCAAGGCGGCTAAACACGTTTAGCAAATCATTCATCAATTTTCCGTTACCGAACACGGACATCACCGTTCCGCTGATGCGCGTAAACGTGACACCAAAAACTCTGTAAAGTTGCTCAAGCGTTCGTTTTGTTTGCGGTAGAAAAAACTGGCCGAAATCAGCAAACTGGCCTTGCACCAAAGTGAAGTACGACTTCAACTGTCCCATCAACGTGTTGTTCACCGCATCAAGAGCACCCTCCAGCCCAGCAAGTTTTGCGAATTCGCCAGAAGAAAACATCTTCATCAAAGCGTCAGCACTAGTAATACCCATCTTCTTGGCATTAGCAATGCTCTCACCAAACTTGCCACCAACCTGATCGGCGGCAGCAACTACCTCATCAGTTAGCGAACCAGACTTCTGCAACAACCCAATAAACGTACCCAAGGACGTCAAGTTTTTACCAATGTCGCCCCCAGCCGCAACAGCGAAATCGCCCAAACCACGCAAAGCCTGCTTCAATGGACCGGTCAGTTCAGCATTTTGCGAAACCGCCGCAAACGTGGCATTCAAAGACTCCATGCCAAACACCGCAAGTTTCGTATCAGACGTCAACATTCGCATTGCTGACATTGCCTGATTCGTCCCAGAACCCAAATGCGGTGCAGACGTGTACCGGAACGACTGCAACGAAGCGTTGTACTCACGTTGAGCGGCAGTCAGCAAACCGACAGCAACGGTTGCGGCACCGACACCGTAAGCGACACCCTTCATCAACCACTGATACGTTTTAAGTAGCGCCTGCCCAGCCCACAGAACACCGTTAACGGCGCCGATGGCTGCAACCATCAGCCACCATTCGGCGGTGACGTAGATGAGACCGACAAGCAGGCTCTTCATGGCTATAGCCATTCGCTTCGTGCTGCGAGTGGCACCACGAAGTTTGTTGTCACCCTTGTCCAGTTTTCGGGTGAAGTTGTCCAAACTTTTTGTTGAGCGGTCGCTGTCGTCGCTCAGGTTGTCGAACGCTCCGCTAAGTTCAGTAAGGTCCTTTGCGGCGCCACTGCTTTCGCCACCAAGCGCCTTAATCTTCGCTTTGGCAGCCGCCAACGACTTATCGTCAACGTTAAACTTAATCTTGATTACAACGTTGCCGCCGTCGCCCGGAATCGCCATAGTTACCCCCATGTTGCCACTTCAAAAGCAGTTACGGGGGAGAGACAACGCAAACTAACGGCGCTTTTCCATTTCTTCTTGCTGGCGTTTACGGTCCTCCGAAATAACTTTTGCGCACGCAAGCCTCAAAACCCAATCCAACTCGTCACTATTGAGAATTTGGATGGGGTCAGTGCCAAACAACTCGCCAAGTCGGGCCGCAGTAATTATGCGGCCATCCTCAGCAAAATGTTCTAGGACCCCATCGTAGGGTCCGAGGTCTCAACCTCTTCTCCGTAACCGGCAGCCTCCATAATTGCAAGCGCCGCAGCCTCAACGTGGGGGTCAAGACCAAAGAAAGCAAGGATGCAGTCTGGGAGGGGGCGAGTGGTGTTCGTCATCTCAAGAATCTCGGGCGACGCAAACGACAGGGGGTTTCCCTCATCGGAAAAAACCTCTTCGTCGTCAATGACGATACCGGTCGTGGTGTTCCCAATCACGTAACAGGCAAACTTGGTGGGGTCAAAGCCCGGCTTCGTTCCCTCACCGGCATTCTTGCGCCATGAACGCATTTGATGCTGAGTGATGTTTGGGCTGATCCGGACGGACACACCGGGCCGCTCGGGGACCTCAAGCAGAATAGTTGCCCGTTCCACCTTGCGGGAAAGTTCTTGTCGCAGCCGGTCAAGGGCGGTCGTCGGCTCACTTGTAGCGGCCAACTTGTCTGAAGTGGTCGAAGACTTCGATGATCCAGTGAAATCGTAGGTGTCAGTCATGATCGGCAAACTATCACCAATACGCGACAAAGGAGTGCAACAACACGGCATCAATTTCCGCCGAGGTTGTGCACCCCTCTGTCAAGGGACTAACTCAAAGTCAGGTTACGGAGGAAACCGACGAAATTGAGAAAGTCAAGGAAAACGTGGTCGGTGCACCCGAAGACGAGTCGCCCTCAGGCTCAGAAAGGCCAACCAGCAAAGCCTTTGCGTACTCTCGCTCCGACCCAAAAACCACTAGGTCGCAATCAAGATCCTTGACGCTCACGCTGTAGTATGCACGCCCGACAAGGGGACGCAGCAACTTTAGCGCTTGACCGTCACGGTCGCGATCGTAATGGCGGGTCAAGGTGATGTCACCAATTTCTGGCGGTGCGCAAAGGACCTCAGGGAAAATGGCCCCACCGTCGTACACCTTCTCGACAGAAGCGGTGATTTCACCACCGGACACCTGAGCGAAGTAACCCTCACGGCCAACACCGAAGGAGGGAGGTGAGATGCCGCCAACGGTCTCAGGGGAGACCGAGCCGACTACCTGACGCTGTGCAATCTTTTGTGACATTTATGACCTCGCTCAGACCACGGAACTCGTGAGGTTGGACTTGACAATCTGGATTTCGATTCGGTCAGAAATGCTGGAAATTCGCACCCCAACGTTTGCCCGAACAACACCGTCAGCCAACTGGCTGATTGGGTTAATCGCATCCGACACCACAACCGAGTAACCGGAGTCAATCCGGACACCCTCGGCGTCGAACGCCTCATAAAGACCACCAGCGGTGCGGAGCGGCTCAAGCATCGCAATAAGCGTGCTCTCCACCTGACCGAACACTGCCCGACGCCCGTCGATCGGAGCGAACACAAGGTCCTCCAACCGGCGCTCAGCCTCGGTCACGATGTAGTTCAGCATGTCGCGCCCATTGATGAAACGGAAGTTCTCAGTGTCGGTCGACAGGCTGCGAGCACCGTAGACACGCACCGAGTTCTGAATGATCCGGATGGCGTTGATCTTGGCGTCGTCAAGTTCCTGACCGGTCGTGGTACTGATCGCAACCGTGGCGCCGTTCACAAACGACGCCTTAGACGCAAGGCCAGCACCAATCGCCCAAGCACCCGTCCTGTTGTGCGCCACGGCACGCTTTGCCGCAACATACGACTCGGGGGAAATGGTAAGGGTGGTGCCGCCCGGACCGGGGATCGTCACGTGCGGGTAGTACATCCCTGCGTACTCGCCGTTCACAACGCTTTCGATGTAGGTCTCGGTGTCGTTGATGGCATCTTCAACGGTGGTGTTGCTTGGGTCAACTGCCAGAATCGCAACCCGGTTATTCTCAACGGCGTGAGCAATGAGTGCATCGTAGACGGTGTCGCCGTACTGGCCGGGCATTGCCACTGAACCGGCGCCAAGGTTTGACAAGAAAAGGTCAAGGCCGTCAATCAGGTCTGCCTCCACGACAGCGTTGCCGTTAGCGCCAGCGCTCAAAGCCTCCTGAGTGACTTCAACGAGGTTTGCGTCGTCATTGTCCGTTGTGAGGACAATATAAGCGGAAGCGGTTGCCGATTGGGTTACCGCGTTCACTGCCTCGGTGGTCGTGTAGACGATCCCTGAGGAGTAAACAAGTGAAGTGACCTCGTTGGCGTCGGTGAAGTAGACCTTCACTCGGAAGCCGCCGGTGGCGACGGGGGTGACAGCGACCTCCACGTCAGAGGACCATGAGCCGGGGTTGGCTGCCGTGAAGGTCAGGTCGCCGTCGACGAGGAAGCCTGCGGTTGCGGAGGCGCCAACAACGCGTGAGACGTAGGCCCGTGAGCCACCCTCTTCAAAGTATGTCTTGACGTGCGAGTAAAGAGTGTGGGTTGCGCTGTACTCGCCATACAGGATTTCAAAGTCCGCAATACCCGTGATCAGTCGCGCCTCGTCAACTGGCCCGCGAGATGCGGTACCAACAACAAAGAAAGTTGAAGAAGCATTGACGGTATCCGTTGTCGGACCCGTCCTAACTGCGGTTGTGACGACTACACCGGGCATTGGCCCTCCTATGAACCGTGTTCCATTGGCAAGATTACTACACGACCGTGCTTACTTCGTGTAAGGAATCATTTGTCCTTAAGACTTATTCGGATAGTACCCTGACCAGACCCTCTTTTACGGCACGTATTGCAAACTGATTTTTGCCGCAGACCAAACCGTACTCATTTTCCACAAGCAACTAAACGCTCTAGGTCACTCTCAGAAAGAAATAACCGCAAGTGCAAATGTGAAGATCTGCCTGTTTTTTGTTTCCTTTGCACGGTTTGTAAGATTTGGATTCGGGCAAGCCAGTTTGATCCTACGAGTCCATGATGTGCGCAAGAACTTCCGTTTCAATTTCAACTTCAGTAATCGAGTCGGCAATTGTGCTGCGAAGAATTTCCTCATCGGCATTGATGTCGTATCCGATGTACGCACCTGCCATCACGCGTTCGCCCTTGATCAGCGTAAGGTCTGAGTACTCTTCGCGAATGCTGCTTTCTTCGATTAGTACATCGCAACTGCTGTTGTTGTAAGTCCTGAGGCTCGGATGATCCAATAGTGCAGAACGAACAACTGTCGTCAAGTTATCACGCATTTCCGTGCACTGCTCGGACCCGTCCGCCTTTACCCAAACGTACGTTCGCATGGTGTAGCGAACAGAATATTGGGGATTCAGATTTTGGTCGTAATCGTCGCGCGTTAGGTCAGGCATTGAAATGGCGACGGTGATTAGCGTGGGCCAATGGTCAAGCGCAACAGGCTCATACGTCAAATAAAGCAGCGGTTCTGGAAGTGAGTCCTCATCAACTTCCCAGTAGTTTCGGTAAGTCACCAAGCGCGTCGGGAGATCATGGGCAAGATAGTCGTTTACCAGTTTCTTAACCTTTGCCACTCCCTGCAACATCAGAACACCCGCTTGCGCATGTTGATAATGTAAGAAACGGCCCTCTCACTCAATTCTTGACGGAACCCAAGCGGCTCAAAAACAACTTGTCGTTTTGGCATGCGGCTAGTTCCGTACTGATGAAACTTGGCGTACTCAACGGAAGTACCAAACGTCGCATCACGACGCCCAATGTCATTCGGAGGGCCACTAAGCGTGGAAAGGGAACCAGCCAAAGCACCAGTCCGCTTCATCAGCGGCCACAATTCCTCGTCACGGCGAGGCGCCCACCCGCCAACCGGCAAACCATTTGAAGCAAAGTTTGCCGCATTGGCCCGACGCAACATGAATTTGGCTTGCTCAAAAACAGGACGCATGTTCTGCGACCTTGCGCCCATCGCACTCAACTTCCGTTGAGCATCAGAATCGTCTACGTCAATTTCAATTCTGGTCTTAGCCATGGCGAATCAAGCGATCCTTACACGCCGCCAACGGCGAACCGATTGAAGTTCCTGTTCGGTAAATCCGGTGACAAGTGGTGCCACGTTACGGGTTTCGAGATCCTTGATGCCAACAACATCGTCGTGCATGTTTTGCATTTCTCTTGTCGCTGCACGCAAAATCAAAAGTTTGAATACTGGAATTGCCTCACCCTCAAGGCCGCCCGTGTACGAAACAGTGACTTTGTCGTTTGGAAGAGCACGGTAAAGGTCGACGCCGTAACGATGCACGATGTATTCGGTGCCCTCATTGGCTGCGACCGAGGCTCCGATTGACGGACTCAAAATGATGCTGTCAACCGAAGTGATAGGGGTGTTCCGCATGTACACGGTCACGGCAGGCCGAACGTATCCCGGTGGGTTGCCCGTGGTGTCAAGTGTCACGTCGTAAAGATGGGACGAAACGGGAAACGACGCGTAATCAGGCGGGATTACATGATCCTCAACGAAGGAACCAACCTCAACTGGGCGACGCAAATACGACTCAAGTTCGCTTTGCAAACCCGCCAAAACAAAAGAAGCGGCGCGTGTTTGCCGGTTGGAAAACTTGATGTCCATGTAGGTGGCAAGGTCGTCAACAGAAACAAGCATTGCGCCTCCTACGCCAATTTAACGACTGTAAAATGTTGGCCTCAGTCGCGACGGAAAAGTCGACGGACGCGCCCGCGACGGGCATCGCGACGCCTCGCGCGTTCCGCTTGATCACGCTGACGGCGAAAGTCACGAATTCGTTGCTCTTTTTCACGCCTATTTTGATCAGCCTCCGCTCGCTGCCGACGACGCTCACGTCGTTCATCGCGTCGCTCTTGACGAGTCTGACCGCCGGGCCTGCCACGACCAAACAATTGACGAATTGGGAGAAAGCGGGGAGATGGCATGGTTTGTTTCCTTCAAGGAGAATAATCCGTTCTCCAAAAAGTAGCATGCCAAGCCTTTATTTTGGGAAGATACTAAAAGATCTACCTGTCAGCGTTGGGCGGCTTTTCAATCTTCACGGAAGGTGCAGCAGCACCCGGAGGGGCCTCAATCGGAACCCAAGCCTTCGAATACTTGTGTTCAGAAATTTTGCGACCCTTAAGAAAACTTGCGCCAGAGAAAAGCATCATTTCGTCTCGCGTCATGCCAAACTCAACCCGCAACTCATCTTCGGTATAAGCCTTAGAACGCAAAATTTTAAGAATTGTGCCACGCAACGCCTTGGCATGCATAATTCCACGAGCACGATTTACCTTGACATGCATGACCATGGCCTCAATGTCGGAGCAGTCGACCACGTTGGCGGGAATAATCCCATTGTCACGCTCTTGAATCACACTGTCATTGGCGGCAATCATCCATCTTTCATGGCCGTCAATAATCATTCCAGACTTTTCCTGCACCAAAATCGGAGCAACCCACCCAAAATTCCTTAATGAACTAACAAGAATTTTCTGATCAGGTTTCAGGACGTAAGTTGAGCGCCATGGTGCTGGAATGAGGTCCGAACCGTGAATGTAATTAATTTCCATTTTTTAAAACCTTTCACCTGTAGTCGTCGATGGTGTCTAAGGCATTTGCCTCTGCTTCCGCCTGAGCGGCAGCAATTCTTACGGCATGTGCACGAGTTTTGGGGCCGACAGGATTCACCGAAGTAATGCTAATTTCATTTAACAGAAGATTTCGGATCAGCCACTCAATCGGATAAGAAAATGGATCTTTCCTGTGCTTTTCCCTAAACTTTGCAACGTAAACCTTGGCGCTCTGCTGCAAATCGGGAGTGAGCATAAAATGCTCAATGCAATCCGCAACGCCTGACCAGCCACGCCTAGCGTAATCGGCAATCAACTCTTCAATATCAAACTGAGACCACCAGCGACGCTGCGCATCAATGTATGGAAAACACTCATAAAGTCGATCGTAAAATTCGGGTTCGGTGGCGACAACATCACCAATTCTCCTAATTGCAACCGAGTGCAATGGAATCCCGACCCGCATGTTCGATCCCGTAATTGAAGCCAAGTCATAAAACTCGTTAAAAGTTCCACCATGCTCTTCGGTGACGAACTTAAACACATCATCCGTTGTCCAGTCGTAAATCACTTTCGCAAATCTAAGCGGGATCGACTTTTTCATCCTAAACGGCACAACAATGTAATTTTCGTGGAGTTTTTGAACGCAGGAACGGTAGCGAATCATTGATTCGTTCGCCCTAACACCCGTAATGAAAGCAACCCTACCCGTTTTGCCTTGCATTGTGTAATAGTCGATGGATTGTTGCAATGGCTTGCCGCCGTCCAAACCAAAATGCTCGGCAGTGATCGCCCCCGGAGGAATTGGCCTAACTAAACGACCTTCCTTTTCACGCTGACGATCCCACAGCAGAATCGATTCTCGATGCCCGAGAGTCCAAACCTCCGCACCGTACGGCAAGCAGTACCACTCCATATCCACCCAGTCATAATTGCTTACTTCCTCGATAAATTTGACTGTTGCGGGGTTCACCATCTCTTCATCACGAAAAATTACCTTGACTGGCCCCAAACCGCGTTCTTCATGAATTTCTTTGGCAAGGTAGATGATGGCAGTGGAATCTTTGCCGCCAGAAAACTGAACACACACAGTGTCAAACGTGTCATAAACGTGTCTTATGCGCTCACGCGCTGCGTCGACGCACGACATGTCCAAAAACATTCTTTGACGCGTCACTTTGAGTTCCTTTCAGGAAGTTGCATCCGTGCGGTTGAAAGTGCACTCAATTCGATGCCGCTTTGATAACAACGTTCAGTGGTGCAAAAATTCTTCGTCTTGGGCATTAGCAAATTCTTTCAGTAGATTTTTTACTTCGCTTTTGGGCATTTTACCCTTAAGCAAGAGTTCCAGCAAATTATCCGATACTGAAACGATTTGAATCTCGTCAAGACTTTTTAACAACGATTGGAAAAGGTTTTGTTGCTCGATAAGACTTTCCAACACTTCAGCAATGTGTTGCGAATAGTAAAAAAGTGATGAAGGGTCCGCTGTCCGCAGCGTGTGAACCGCCTTCTCCGGAGTAATGTCCACGATTAAGGCCCCCCGTGAGCAGACACAAAATTCAAAAGTTTTTCGGCTGTTGTGTCGCCATCTGTCCCCGGATCTGAACGCAGCCAACGCAAAAAGTCGTACCACTGACGCTGCTGTTCGGCGTCATCAAAAACCAGCATGTATTGAACAACCGCTTTTGTTCCAGCCGCACCGACGCTGGGTGAACCAAGAGTAACGGCCTCACGAGAGTTAACGCTTGGTGGCGCTTCAATTCTGACCGACTCAACATTGGGTTGAGGCTGAGTTGGAGCAACAGGAGGTGGAACCTCACCCGGTTGTGCAACAAGTACCGGCGGAATATAACCGGAAGGCGAGGATTGTGATTCGGTCAAGTATGTTGCACGATCGTCAATTTCTGCAAGTTGGAAATCGTCCCAGCCAAGCGCCTCAAACGTTTCAGAGTAATCGTCAAACACGCTAACAATTGCGTCGTGAAGAAGGATCGGGTCGTTGTGACCCAGTTCCATTGTCCGGTTTTCCGCTAAGGCGAATGCGAGCGCCCGCTTGTCGTCAGTGTTCATTGGGACAGCGGCGATGTGTGTCCAACCCAAGCGGCGGGCCGCTTCCGTTTGATGGTTGCCCGCAATTACTGTTGCGGTTCCATCGTCGTTCGGGCGGATGACAATGGGCTTCACCTGACCGAATTCGTCGTAGGAGGCCATAATCGCCTCTACGTCACCTTTGCGTGGGTTGTTTTCTAGCGGCACTAAAGAGTCGACCGGAACGGAAAGCATCAACAGACTCGGGTCAATTTTGTGATTTTGTTCGTTTTGCAATTCCGGCTTTTTGGCTGAGGACTTTTTTGCCGTCATGGAAGCACCTGCGCTCTCACGTTTGCGTTTAGGGTTCGAAGACTATCCATTGAAGTTCGTAGCGACGACAACTTTTCTCTTTTTGACTTCACAAGGGCTTCAGCAATTTTGTGGTCGTAAGAAAAATCTGCCAATTTGTAATCCGCCCAAGCCTCGCGTTCTTTAATTGACCCTTTTGCTGAAAGGTACTCTTTGGCCCAGTTCGACTTGTATTGCGCTTCCTTTTTCGCTGCATCGACGGCAAGGGTTTCAAACGCCTCAGTCTCGTTTTCAAGCAGATCAGTTAGACGCAACAACTCGGTTTCAATCTCAACCTGACTAATTGGCTGCGAACGCTTTACGTAATTCATTTTTTGTTCCCCTCCAAAGGTGACCAGTCAATTTTTTCTAAAGCACTTAAGTTCAGTTGTGGCCAATCCAACTCGTTTTGACCCAACCAAACACGACCCATCTCACGCAAAATCCAAGCATCGCAACGGTCGTCTCCGCCTTTTCCCGACCAAACAATTCCGGTTCGGGCACTTACGGCGCTAACCACTTCCGATTTTGAGGCGTTTCCGCGCCCTGTAGCAAATTTTGCCCGCGTGGTAGGCGGAATGTCAACATACGGAATTCCTTGCTCCCACAAAGCAAGACGAATTACGCCGCCAAGTTCGCCTGCGGCATGACTTTGAGAATTTTTAGAAGCAAACGAATAACCTTCAACAAAAACGGCAGGATTGTTCTCAACCTTTACAAGCGCAATAATTGAATCCCGCAGCCAAGCCAAACGTTGAACACCTAAAAGGTCTGTTTGAAGGACAATGGGCTCACCGTTAGTGGCAATGCCGGTTGACCTTAACGACAGATCTAGTCCGATGGCGACATAACAGGGATTGGGCACTTAACGTTCCCACCCGTGTTTTGCTAAACCCAATTGAAACGCCAACTCGGGGTAATTGCCAATTCGCACATGGCAAGGTCGGCAGACGGCAATGCAATTCTCTTCATCAAGAATTGATCCACCCTGACTGCGCCGCACAATTTCATGAATGTCGCATGATGGTAGGCGCTGGTAAGTGACCTTGCCGTCATGTCCAGCAAAAGCAGGACACGCTTCGCACCATGGGCGCTCCATAAGCATCCGCTCAACCAGCGGACGACGCCGCATGTACTCTTGCTGCTTTTTCTTTGACCTGTGCCTCATGATTTAACGCTTTCAAGAAAAGACTTCAGTCTTTCAACACCAACACCAATGTCGTGCAAAACAATGGCTTCGGTCGCCTGTTCCGATAGTTCTTTTCGAAATTTCGGGTCACGCAAAGATTCTAAAATTGGACGCCAGTGACGAGACTTTTTTGCCACAACACCAATACCTTGCTCCGCCAATAAACGGTATTCGTCAAGAGGGGAAGCAACAAAAGGAATTCCTGCTGCCGCATATTCCAAACCTTTAATTGCACTTTTTGCTTGATTGAACGGAACGTCACTTAAAGGAACAATGCCAACATCAAACTGAAAAACACTCGGGTAATCTTCCGGCGCAACAAGCGGCAAAGTCGAAACCAAACGAGGGTGCACACCAATTGCATCGGCAAAAAGTGGGTGACCCTTCAAGTAGCCGGAATGGTGAAGGAGAATTTTCCCTTCAGACCACATAGGGGAAAGCACTCCACGCATTTGTTCCAAATCGTTAGACCGGTGAGCAGTTGAGCCCACCCACCCAACAATAGGGATTTCAGTATCAGTAACTTCTCTTTTTGCAAACCGGTTAAGGTCAACAGTGTTTGGCAAAACCTCAATGGGTGATTTAACCCAAGACGAAATTCGTTGCGCCAAATACGGTGTTGAAACCGTTACGTAATTGGATGCCGCGAGAATGGATTTGTAATGATTAATATTTTCTGTTGGGTTGTACTTGGGGTGACTTGCTTTCCAAGCATGATTGGATGTTGATAAACCCCAGTACCAATCATCTAAATCATTAATAATGATTTGCCCGTGAGCACGAGCAATTTTAATTTTGTCGGCAACGTCTTCAAACATAACTCGTTGCATGACAATGACATCTAAGTCAAAATGGTCAGTGTTGTCCCAAGTCCGCACACCAAAAATCTGTTTTTGTTCGCTGTGCGCTAAAACTCCAACTGCTTTAACGGAGTCAATGCGTTTACTGTATTGGCCAAGGCGCGCCCATCCTGCTCCGCCCATGACGGGGTGCCCGCTGGCGTCATAAACGCTGCGAGACCAGTCACAGGAGGCGAAACCGACTTTCATGGCTAAAGGTCCAAATGCGTGATGCCGTCAAATTCCCATTTGCCGTCTAGTGCAGCCCACAATGCTTGATCAATCGGGGTTGCCTCAAGGTCCAACTCGTCCAAGAGAGAGCGGTGCTTCTCAATTGCTTTGCGGAGAAAGTCGACAGTCTTAAGTCTGTCGTCTATGGCGTCGGACCCAAGTGCAATCATTCGGGTCACTTCATCAAGACGAGCATCAACGTGAAACTTGAATCGTGTAATTTTCTTGCGGCGCGACTCAAACTCTGAAAGTGATTCAGCAAGGAGTTTCAAGCCGGATTCCCCAAGTTCGCGATAGCGAACTGTGTCAGACTTTTCTTGATCTGCCAGTTGTGCAAGTTGGTTATTCAAGTTGTCGCAGAGGGCGACAAGTGCACGCTGCCATTTTGTCCAATTTTCAGGAAGTCGAAGGTAGTCCTTCTGTTCCTGAGTGACACGATTTTTAACTTCTTCTGCTACCAGTCGTGCAAACGTTTCATCAAGCATTTCTACTCTTTTCTTTAGTAATGGATTTTTTTATGATTATGACCACGCTGGGCAAAACGACTTGTATGAGCACCAGTCGCAAAGCCTATGCTTTTTTGCTTCAAAATGCCCGGAGGCGCAAGCCGTTTTAATTTCGGCGTATACGGTTGATACTTGATCAACAGTTTTGTTTAACTCAGACTGTTTGACTTCTTGCGTTAAACGCACGCCGTCTTTCAAGTACAACAACTCAAGTGACTTTACCGGCCTGTCGTGGATGTCACCCAAAAGAAGAGCGTAAATCAACAACTGTTGAAACTTGTCGCCTCGCCATTGGGGCTTTGGCGTTTTGCCGGTTTTGTAATCCCCTACGATGATTCCGTCTTCTGTGTCGACCCAGCGGTCAATGTAGCCACGCAACGGCGCTTCACCGATTTTGCCAGTCACATAGTCTTCAAGGCCATCAAAAGTTGCGGTGTGCGGCTCCTCCATAGAGAAGTAGTTTTCTACGCACCACCATGCACGCCATCTAAACGCATGCAGTTTTTCAGGGATGTCATAAAGAACGTCCGTAACTTTGGCTTCGTACTCATTTGCCCAAAGCGTACGCATGATGACCCGAGCATCGGCAAGCGTCCGATTTTCAGAAGGCGCCCCCAGCAGTTGTTCAAGAGCGTCGTGAACAAAGTTGCCTAAAAGGGTTGCTTCTGTGGGCGGATCTTCAATCCTGTCAATTCTGCTGTACTTGTACTTGAGGGGACATTGCTGCCAAGTCCCAATTGAAGAAGCGGAAAGGTATTCCGGTACGGCCAATCCTGCGGCGGTCTCAACCGCAAAGGTTTCAGGAGGATTTGGCATCGACAAAGTCTCCACCCAAAGTGAGACGGGTTGCTTCGGCAATTAAGGCCTCAAGATCTTCCGCCTTTGCCGTTGCCCGCTTTGGTTTCGGCTCGCCATCCCCGTACTCAATCCAAAAGTCTTCTAAAGCATTCTTGCCATTTTCGTCAAGTGACTTTGTTAGGGCAACAAGACGGTTGAAAAGCGTATCAACAACGGGATCGACTTCGGGGGTAGCCTCAACCTCCAAAGCGGCGTCATCGCGAGCCAAGTAAAGCCCAACTCCAAGTTGCTGTGCCGCTTTCTTTAAAGCGTCTGACATGGCACCCTTGAACTCGTCGCCAAGATCCAAAACCTTTCCAGCCTTGGTGTACTTAACTTGTTGCCCACCTACCCCGTCCTTAGTAATGGTCTCGCCATTGACAATTGCGGTAAGTCGAACATGGGCAATAACCCAGTCGGTATCAACGGAATCTCGGCCAACCGAAACAATTTCGCTAGACCAGTTGTTGAGCCCGATAACCTTATTGAGCCTTGCAATTACTTCACTGATAGGGATATAGGTCAGTGACCTGCCGGACTTGGAAACTGTTCTTTCCATTTCGCGAGGAAATGGCTCGGACAGCAATGAATACAAATCTTTAGTCATGATTTTGCCTTTCGCACAATAATCGAAGCCTTTGCTTCTTTTACTTCACAATAGTTATCGGCATCAATGCCAATTTTTTGGAGTTCTTTGATTCGCCAGTATGAAGGCTGAAGAAAGTCAAGAACTTTAGTAATCATTTCTTCCGGTGTAGAAAGAATCTCGCCGGTGTCCATGTCGACGGACATGTCCATGATACGTCGGGCAACAACACTGTTCAAATCCTTGTGCCGCCAGCCGGTCCGTGAGGAACCCCACTTTTTTTCGATTCGTGAACCATCAGGAAGCGGAATCTCATCAGTGTTGGCCATTAAGTCAGAAACCAAATTCGCCAAGACGTCATAAACCATTCCAACTTCCGCTTTTGCAATATTGAGTGCAACGAGTGCTTCTGCGGCCTCGTCCGCAGTCGGCCCCTTTTCTGAAAACTCAGACAAAGCGGTATCGAGCCGCAGAATTGCGTTTCGAAAATCGTTAACAAAATCAGTTTCGGGCATTGCCCTCCTCACCTAGTAATAAGTTTTGACCTAAACGATAATAGAGGCTCGAGCCCGCTGAGGCAAGCCCAACCCAGTCAAAAATGTGAATGCGCCGACTGTTGCGTCAACTTGGTCATCATGGTCGCACGCTTCAGGGAAAGACGAGAACTCGTCAAGAAAGTCCGACATCCACGATGCACGCACTAGGCGAACGTTGCCATTTGCAACAGCCGCAGCGAATGGGCGAGCACGTGTTTCCTTGTCTCCCGTAGACCTAATGCCAGCAAAATCGTAACCGGGGACTACATAACGGGCGTACTGGTCCAAAAGCGCCTTACCTGCCGAGCCCGGCTCTTGCTCCATTCTGATCGCTACGCCTTTTCCGTCTTCATCCGCCGTTTGGGCAATCAACTTTTCCACTTTGTCGCCGGTTACACGGGCTTTCCGAATGTCAAGGACGTAGGCAATTCCTTTATCAAAAAGCATTAAGGCGCCAACGGTCCAGTCTGGGTTGGGATAATCAAAACTTGGTTCCGAGGCGGCAAGGTCCCAAAACCTGACCACGCGCGCCGCAGAAGAAATTTCAGGAACTTCGTGAGAGTCAATCGCTACAAACGACTCACGCGAAAACATGGTTCCCAAAGTTGTCGCCCACCAGTCACCAGATTCAAGGCGCCGACGTTCGATGGGATCAAGTGAAGAAAGGGCTTGCCTGTAGGAATCCGCATCAATGCCCGGGTTGTCCGTCAACTTTGACGGCACGAAGATTCTGCCTTGCTCGTTTCCCTCTACGATGAACCGCTGCCTTACCCAGTTGGGGGCAGGGTTTGAGGCTGCACGCATTCTAAGCGGAACCTGAGACAACGGCCCTGATGCCGGTCGACGTAAACGCGAAAACAAATACCTGTAATCAAGTTCACGGATTTCAGTGACCTCATCCATGCCGATGAACTGAAATTCCGCACCCTTGTAACGCAAGTAATCGTTTGTGTTATTCAGGTAACCAAAGGAAATGCGCGCCCCAGAAGGAAAAGTAAAAATGTAAGAATTCGCATTCCAGTGAATGTCGTCATAGTTTGACATCCAGTCTTTTGCACGGTCCATCAAGGCGCCCGGAAGGGAAAGGTCGGCAAAAGTCCGACGGAAAAGGATGGCGGAGTAATTGGGAACATCTACATACTGAAGAGCGGACATCAGAAGTGCCGAACTTTTCCCACCACCAGCCGCACCACCGAATAACGCTTCCAGAGCGTAGGTGCGCAGGAAAACTTTCTGCGTCAGTGAAGGGGATTCTGGGCAGTATTGTGGTGCTTTAGGTTGAAGGTGCTCAAGTACTTTGTTCCAGTCGGTCATTGCCACACCACCCGTTCTCGTGTCGGTCACCAATGTAGTATTTATTGCTAGGCCACAGGGTCAGGGTGTTATTGTGCGTAAACCAAAAAGCGGGAGTTAAACGTGAGGCAAAAATTGGCCAAGTATTTGACACGACAAAACGCCGCGTATGCCCTCATGGGCGCTTTTATCCTATGTAGTACTGTAGGGGCAGCAATGATTTTCATTCCCGCAGGCCTTCTTGTTCTGGGCGCCACGTGCGGCCTGTACGCATACCTTCTTGGATCTGACTGATGGCGTGGAACAAAACTGAAAACAAGGATCTTGGCGGGAACTCTGGTGCGAAGGCGCTGGGTCTTGGTGCTCCGGTTGCTTTGAACCCAACTGCCGTGGGGCGCGGCTATCGTGATGGGTGGGACATTGAGCGCGCTTATCGCGAGGGCATGCAGCGAGTTACTTGGGTTTTTCGGTGCATTGATGCTATTGCTGGAAATCAGGCTCGCCTTCCAGTTGTGCTTCGCAAGGACAACTCCCCTCGGGGGGAGATTATTAACAAGAAATCCAATGATATTCTTGACTTGCTGAATACCAAGTCAAATGAAGGGGAAAACTCCTTTATTTTTAGGTTTCGACTGTCCAGCCAGTTGCTCATGTCCACGAGAGGGGCCTTTATTGAAAAGGTCCGTGGACGCAATGGGAATCTCGTTGCGTTGCATTTGTTGCCGCCCCAGCACACGGCTCCCATCCCGGACCCCAAAAAGTTTCTTGCCGGGTTTGAGGTCACACTTCCCGGTGGTGGCAAAAAGATCATTGCACCCGATGACGTTGTATGGGTTCGTAGGCCCCACCCGCTTGACCCATACCTTTCTTTGACTCCAATGGAAACGGCTGGCGTGGCCATTGAAATTGAAAACCTCGCAAAAATGTACAACAGAAACTTTCTATACAACGATGGACGACCGGGTGGTTTGCTTGTCGTTCGTGGGGAAATGGACGAGGACGACAAGGAAGAACTTCGCAGCCGATTCCGTGGCAACATCAATCGCGCCGGGCAAACTTCAGTAATTGCTGCCGATGACGGAGTGGACTTTGTAGATACGTCTGCAAGTCCTCGTGACGCCTCTTACACCGAGATGAGGCAGATCACCAAAGAAGAAATCCTTGCGGCCTTTGGCGTCCCAGAGAGCGTTATCGGCAATGCGGCTGGTCGCACATTTTCAAATGCCGCCGAAGAGGGGCGCGTGTTCTGGATGGAAACCATGCTTCCACATTTGGAGGTTTTGGCTCGGGCTCTTGATGAACTTGACGAAACCCACTACGTTGATTTTGATACGTCAAGCGTTCCGATTTTGATTTTGTCTAAGCAGGAACGCGAGCGTTACCACATGGACGAATTTAACAATGGTTTGATTTCGGGGAATGAGTACAGGGATCACACGGGTAGGGAAAAGGTTAAGTCGGAGTTGATGGACTCGCTTTTGGCCAACCCGAACCTTACGCCCATCGGCAACACGGAAAAAGAATTCAAGCCGCAACAGCCGACAGAAGGCGGAGCGCCTCCGGGGGCACCCGTGCCTGCCGGTCCCCCGGGTCCAGAAGCGCCACCCGAGGCCGCCCCAGAAGGAACTCAAGTTCCCGCAGGGGAGCCAAATCCTGCTGAAGAGGCATCGCTTGCAGCCCCCATGGAATTTAAGCAGTTGCTTGACAAGGGCAAGCCGGACGACTGGGAAACCAAAAGCGACCAGTCTGTTGAGCGCTGGACCGAAATTTTTGATCGTTCACTAGAGCGCCTTTTTGAACGTCAGCAGCGAGTCGTTTTGGAAAAAGCGTCTGGGGCAAAAGCCCGGCGTTCATTGACGGCTGGGACGCTAGAGGTTGACACCATTTTTGATAAGTCTGTTTGGGACAGGCAAGTTGATGAAGATTTGCGCCCATTGGTGGCGGCAATTGTAAAAGAGGCTGCTGACATTGGCGTTGAAACGGACTCCAAGTCAGCAGAACTGAAGGCGCTACTTGAGCCTGAAGCGGTCAAACAGTTTTTGGACGCTCAGATTGCTCGAATCCAAAAAATGAACTCAACCACACGAGATGGGGTGCTTGCGGCGTTGCTGTCGGCCCTTGCGCTTGCCCCCAGTGAGGATAGGGGCAGTTTCCTTCGCACAGGCCTTGGTGCGGTTTTTGCTGATCTCATTGGGCAAAGACGCAGGATGGCAGCAGAGCAAGAAGCGCAAACCGCTTTTAACGCTGGGACATTCTTTGCGGCACAGCAAGCAGCGGGGAGTCGTCCGGTTGCAAAGGTTTGGCTGACTCGAAATGATGGCAAGGTGCGTGTTGCGCATCGTGACCTTGATGGAAAGTCCGTTTCCGTTGAGGACGGATTTAAGGCAGACGGGGGTGTTTTGCGTTTCCCCGGCGATCCTCTGGCCCCACCGGGATTGACAATGAACTGCCGTTGCCGTTTGCGCTTCATTTAACAATTTCAACAAATTATTTCAACATACTGCTGGGTTTATTGAAACCCTGCTGTGCATTGAAGGTTATTGCTCTACCCTTTGCTTAAGCGCTTAGCCCGTGGAGCAGCAAACGTGTCAAACCTTCTTGAAACAAAAGCAATGAATGGTCAACTCACAGTTGACGAATCAGAAGGCATTGTTGAATGTTTTGTTGCGGGAATCGGCAACAAGGACTCTGTCGGAGACATCGTTCTGCCGGGTGCGTTTGACGGAAGTCTTCGCCGCAGAAAGCCACGCGTGGTCTGGGGTCACGACTGGAATCACCCAATTGGGCGCG